GCCGCCTCGACGTGCAGCTTGTAGTAGGCGATGTCCTCGGCGACGCCGACCAGGACCGCCGGCGCCGGGTCCACCGGCACCGCGTATTTCACGCCGACATAGCCGTCGATCATGGCGTCCGCGAACGCCAGCGCCCGGCCGAGCACGTCCGTGTCGATCGCGTCCAGCGCGCCGGCGCGATCGGTCAGCTCGATCAGCCGCTGGCTGCCGAACCGCTCTGTCATCGTGGCCTGGGTGGCGTAGGTCATCGGGTGTCAGTGCCGGTTGGCGGGTGTCAACCGGCCGGCGCCGGGTCGGCGCCGCCGATCATGAACTTCGCCGGGTCCACGGGCTCGGTGCGCGGCGGCCAGGACCAGCGGCGATCGACATTCTGCTGGTCGGCCATCTCGACCGAGCTGCGCGGCGCCGGCGGGCTGTTGTCGAAGAACACGGTCAGGTTGACGCAACGGTCGGACCAGACCCTGGTGACGATTGCCGGGTGCACGGCGGCCCCGTTGGCCCGCTCGTCGGCGGCGGCGTGGTAGTGAACGGTACGGCCCACGGTCACGGTCATTGTGCGCTCCCTGAAATTGAACCAGGCCGGCCGGCGGGCCGGCCTGGGCGATGGGCGGGCCTCAAGGCTCTCGCCTACCCGGCCATCCTTCTCCGCCGCCGCGAATGCGCCTGGTGGCGCCGCCCTCCCGGACTCTCGTCTAGCTCTTGCCCTTGCCCTGCGGCGTCGGTGCAGCCGGAGCTTCAGCCGGCGGCTTCGGCTCCGCGCCACCGTCGCCTCCCTCGCCGTTTGACTTGCCGTCGCCCTTCGGTTCGGCCGCCTTCGGCTCGGGCGCGTCGATCTCCTGGACGACCAGGTTCGGCTCGGCCTTCAGCTTCTCGATCGCCTCGGCGTTGAAGCGCCGGGCGTCGTGGTCGACCGGCGAGGGCGGGTGGTCGATGCCGCACCGGCGGAAACCCTTCTCCGGCCGGGCGGTGATGCGTAGAATCTTGGCCATCGGGCCTTCTCCTCAGTTTGGGCGGTTCGCGCCCGCTCCCTTGGGGCGGTTGGGTGGGGGAGCGGGCCGGCGCCGCCGGCACGAAAAACAAGCCGGCTAGGCCAGCCAGGGCACGACGACGAGCTTGGCGGTGCCCTTGTAGACGTTGGTCGCACCCGCAGCGTCGCGCTCGGCGTTGACGATCTCCAGGCCCTCGCCTTCCAGGCCCGGCGGCACCACCAGCGTGTCCGGCATGACGCCGAGGGGCCGGCTGTAGTCGCCCTTCATCGCCATCATCGCCTCGCGCGCGATCCGGTAGTTGGCCTTGTTCAGGGTCTGCTTGGAGCCCCAGGAGGTCTGCCAGAAGCCATAGCCGACGTTGCGCCGGGCATGGACGCCGTAGCGGAACTCGCGGGTGTTGAAAACCTGCTCGTCGTTCGCCTGGTCCATGGCGACGAAGTCGGGCGCCTTGCGGTCCTGGAAGATGATCGGCTTCAGCGGCTTCTTGCTGTCGATCAGGTACCAGGCCGCGCCGGAGCCTCCGTCGGTGTTGGCGACGCTGGCCGGCGTGCCGGCGGCGTCGAGCACAGGGTGGTCGGTGTCGAAGAAGTACTGCCCGTCATAGCAGGCAGTGGCGAAGCCAGCCGCCAGCTGCGCCCAGACCAGCTCATCGGGATGGGCGGAGACCGCCACACCCATCATGGTGAACATCGGCGCGAAGACACCGAAGCTGTCGTCCTCGATGTCGTTCTTGTCGACGGCGATCGTGTCTTCGTAGTCGAGGTTCTCGATCTCGTAGCCATGGGTGGCCAGGCTGTTGACCACGCGATCGCCGACCCAGCGCCGCAGCCCGGCGATCATGCCCAGCCACTTGTACTGCTCCTTCAGCGTGGTCGACGGCACGGTGGTCGCGATCATGCCGTACTGGCTGGCCGCCTGGGCGGACTCGACGCCGCCCCGGAAGGCGGTCTTGAACCCGGTGAACACCAGGTCGAGGTTGGCGCGGTTGACGAGCATCGTCTCGGTTCTCCTACTCTCTCGGCGGCGTAGCGCCCCGGTTGCTCTCCCAGGGGCCCGCCGCGCCGAAGCCCCCGTTCCGCGAACGGGGGCGAAGGCGGGCTATCAGGCGCTGAAGGTGATGGCCCCGCTGGCGACCAGGCGCCCGTCGGGCATCCCCAGGATCAGGTACCAGGTGTCGGAGCCGGCCTCGGTGATGGTGATGTCGATGTCGCCGTCGGCCTCGCTGACCAGCTGCGCCGCCTTGCCGGCGACCAGCGGGATCAGCAGGCCGTCGGTGCCGATCGCCCAGCCGCTCGACGGCGCGGTGCCGGCGATGGAATCGCCGTTTGCGTCGTCGCTGAGGTAGGCGAACACCGAGCCGCGCACCGCCAGGTCGGCGCCAGCCGAATCCTTCAGCTGGATGGCCACGTTGATCGTGGTGCCGGCGTCGGCGCCGATCACGAAGGCCGCCGTACCCATCGCCTCATAGACGCCGAGCTGGGTGCGCGCGGTCGCGGCACTGGCCAGGTCGCTGAGGTTGCTGGCCGCGGCGAGCGCGCCGGAGACCGGCCCCTCCGCATAGCCCATCTGCACCCACACGCCCTGGGCGTCGACGTCGACGATCTGGCCGGCGATCGACCGCGTGCCGGAACCATCGGTCTTGGCCACCGTGGCGTCATCGACGATGTAGGCGTTCGAGCCGATGTTGGCCTTGGCGATCAGGTCGCCGCTCGCCGAGTTGGCAAACCGAAAGATGCCGGCGTCGACGTCGACGGTCACCGCGTCGTTGGCGCCGTTGGTGTTGTCGACATAGGCCGCGACCCGGCCGATGCCACGCATGCCGGTCGCCGTCGCGCCCTTGCGCACCCGGCCGGCGCTGTCGAGCATCGCCAGCGCGCCGCCGAAGTACTTGGTCGCCGCCAGGGCGCTGAACTGCCGCCGCGTGATCTCCCGCTGCGCCGTGTTGCGGTCCGCCGAAAGTGCCGTCATCTGTCTGTCTCCTTGGTCGCCTCGGTTCCGGCCCGCTCCCCCGCCCAACCGCCCTTCAGGGTGACCATTGGGGCGGTTGGGCGGGGGAGCGGGCCGGCGCCGCGCAGAAAATCAACCCGTTCAGGCCGCCTGCGCCTGGCCGTCCTCTTTCAGCGTCTCCTCGAACTTCTTCGGATCGACGCCCATCAGCTGGCAAACCTTCTTGGCGTCGTCGTCCATCGCCCGCGCGCCACGCTCGACCTGGCCACTGGCGGCCTTGCCCGCGCCGGGCGTCACCACCGCAACCCGCGCCGTCATCAGCGCCTGGAAGGTCTCCGGGTCGGACTTCTGGATCTTGGCGAAGTGCTCGCGCTCGGCCGGGGTCAACTTGCCCTGCGCCTGCAGCGCGTCGAGCGCGCGGCCGCGCTCGGCGTCGCCCAGCCCGTCGACGGTCCCGCGCAGGCTGGCCAACTCGGTGCGCAGCGCCTCGTTCGACGTGCCCTTGGCCTCGCCGTCCGCCTTCAGCCGCGCGACCTGCGCCGCCAGCACCGCGCCGTCGGCGTCCTCGGCCGCGCCCAGCGCCTTGCGCACGGTGGCCAGCGCCGTGGTCAGGGCGGCGTTGGCCGCCGCCAGCGTCTTGGTGTGCGCCACGATCGCGGGCGCGTCGGCATCGTCCTTCAGGCCCAGCGCCTGGCGGACCGTGACCAGATCCTTGTCCATGTCGGCTTCCTCGGTTTGGGAGTGATGCAGCGCGGCGAGCTGCAGGTTCGGCGCGTTGGTCAGGCTGGCGCGCAGCACGCGCGCCACCACGCCGTCGGCCTTGCCGTGGGTGAAGACAGGAGAGATGAAGCTGTAGTGCCTGGCGCGGACGGCCCTGGCGCCATCCTCGGTCCACTCGACCCGGCCCCAGATCGCGCCGTCGCGGATCTCCAGGCCGGTGACCCAGCCCGCCGCCGGCGCCGGCCGGCCCTCGGGCGCGGCCAGGTCGATCGCGTGGTCGTAGTCGATCGCCAGCCGCCCGCCGGGCGCTGCCGCCAGGCTGTCCGCCACCACCGCAGCCGCGTCGGCGACCCGGTAGGGGCCACGCCCGTCGACGCCGGCGAACGTGCCGGCGGGCAGCAGCTGGATCGCATCCGGCGGCTCGGCCGGAAGCGCCAGCGCATGCAACGCGCGGATCTCGGCCCCGGGCGGTAGCCCGGCCGCAGCGAGAGCAATGGTCGTGGTCGGCTTCGTCATCTCGGGCCGCAAGCTACGCGCCCACGCCACCCGATTTGAGCCTGCGAAATCTCAGGGGGAAAAAAGGGCGCGCCGCGCGGCCTTTTCCCCCTGAGCCCCCGGACTGGTTCCGGGGGCTCAACGCACTCGGGAGGGAGCCTACTCGCCGATCAGCACGCCGTCGGCGCACCACGGCTGGCGTTCCCCGCCGTCGTACCATCGGGCCAGCCCCTCGCCGACCAGCACGGTGGCGATATGGAGCCCGTCGGCGAAGACGTCGGCGTCGATCCTGCCGCCATACTTGTCCCAGGAGATGTTGCAGAACGCCACCGCCTCGGCGCCTGCCAACAGCGCGATCATGCGCGAGCGCGCCTGCAGCCCGAGCGACCGCTCGCCGGCGCATCCGGCGCGGCCGCCCCGCTCCGGCGCGTCGATGCCGAGCACCCGCACCGACATGTGCGCCAACTCGGGCGGCAGGCCCGGCATCTCGACGTAGATCGTGTCGCCGTCATAGGCGACGCTGCCGCCGACGGTGCGCAGCGGCCAGGCGTAGCAGGCGTCCTGGGCGAGGGCCGCCGGCGCCGCGGTCGCGAAGGACAAGGCCAGCACCAGCATCGCGGATCGAAGGGTGGACATGGGCCGGTTCTCCTCGATCGAATTTTAAGAGGGTTTTAAGAGCCGTTAAGAGGGGTCTGTGTCGCCGAGTCCCCTTCGGCGGCACATCCGGCGGGGTGCACCGGCAGACCAAATCCTGGGGCCGCTATGGCGCTCGCCGTCTACTCAGCGTCCGGAGCCTCCCGCAACAGCTCCCGCAGGGCGGCCAGCGCGGCGGCGTCCAGCGGGCTCGGCAGCGCAGCCGCCTTCTCCCCGGCGACACGCAACGCTTCGGCCGCGCGTGAGGTGGCCGCGCCCACATTGTAGCCGAAGCCGGGGTCGATCCCCACGGGCACGTCGATCGTTTCCCCGGTGCGCTTGTTGGTCCAGGGCCGGGTCTCGCCGGCGCCGGCCGGCGGCCCGTCGCTCGGCGTGCGGCCATAGCGCGCCAGGTCCCGGTCGCCGAGCTGCTGCACCATGCAGCGGCAGCGCCAGCCGTTGGGTGGATAGTGCGTCTGCCAGAACGGGTGGTCCCAGCGCAGCACGGTGCCGTGCCAGGCCATGTGCTCGGGCCGGGTCCGGCTGTCCTGCACCGCGACATAGCGCAGCCAGGGCATCCGGTCGGCGACGCGCGCGATGCGCTGCCACTTGCCGGCGGCATGGGCCATGCGGATGTTGGTGTCGTAGATGATCCGCAGCCGACGCGGCGAGCCGAGCTGCACCTCGCGAAGCTCGCCGGTCGCGGGGTCGATCGCCGTCTCGCGCCCCCACCAGCCCTCCGCCCGCAGCAGCGGCTCCAGGCCGTCGCGGAACTGCTCGAAAGTCTGCCCGTCGGCAAGCGCCTCCTCGACCGCGCCGTAGACGTCGCCGAGGATGCCGAAGCCGGTGGACTTGGCGACGGTGAAAGCGGCGGCATGCTCGTCCTGCCACATGTCCCGCCAGTCGAACGTCGGCACCTGACGCGCCCCGCGACGCTCCAGGTAGTCCAGCGCCTCCAGGTCGGTGACCGGCTGCAGCTCGACGGTCATCGGCTGTCCCTCCGTTGCTGCCAAGGCGCCGGCGCGCTCGGGTGGTTGGGTGGGGGAGCGGGCCGGTGCCGTAAGTCGGGCCGGATGGCCCGGCGCCCAAAGATCAAACCTCCTCGCCCTCGCTCACGGCCAGCCCGCCGGCGCCGGCGACCCTGCCGCCGAACGCGGAACGCGCCAGGCGGTCGGCCAGCGCCCCGCCGTCCACGTCACCCACCAGGTCGATCAGACGCGCCTTGAACGCCTCGAAGCTGTCCGCGGCGGCCGCGGCCGCCAGCACCGGCCCGACCAGCGGCGCCAGCTGCGGCTCCCAGTCCGCCGTCATTTCCTCGACCAGGCGGTCGATTCTGTCCTCGCCCACCAGGCGGTCGGTGGAGTCGTCCCCCGCATCAAGTTCTGGCTCGTCGCGCGCCTGGCGGGCGGCCTGCTGCGCGGTCTCTTCCTCGGTCTCGCCGGCGGCGGCGTCGCGTTCGGCCGCGGCGCCGGCGCCCGGCGGTGCCATCGCGAGTTGCGCCGGCGGCCGGAGCAACTCCTCGTCTGAGTCCGGGTCCGGATAGCCGAGCCGGTCGCGCACGGTCGACATGCCGACCTTGCCGCCCAGCTCGACGAACGTCTTCGTTGCCGGCATCAGCTCGGCCAGCGGCGGCCCCTGGTCGGCGCGGCCGATCCGCAGCCGCGGGTAGCGGTCGCGCGGGCCGTGGTTGAAGGCGACCAGCGGCCGGATCAGGTCGCGGTTCAGCGTGCTCGCCAGCTGGCGGGCGTCGGCGCGTTCGATGTCCTCCTGGACCTGGCGGTGCTCCTGGGCGACCGCGTGGCCGCCGGAGATGGCGTCGGTGGTCGTGGTCTGCCCCAGCACGGCCTTGCTGACCTGCTGGTCGATCCAGTCGCACAGCCGCTGGTAGACGTCGGTGCCGCGCGCCGCCTCGGCCTTGACGAACTCGATCATCATCGAGTCCGGCATGATCGCTGCGGCATCGGTGCCGATCATGCCGACGGCGCGCAGCAGCACCGCCTTCTCCTCGGCGGTGGCGCCGGCGTGATACTTGCCGACGCGGATCGGTTGGCCGTAGACCTCGCAGAACACCACCCAGTCGCGGGCGGCGTAGTGCTTGAACATCCACCACCAGCACACCGCGCGCGCCAGGCCGCCGCGAATCGGCAGGCCGGACTTGGCGGCGACCCGGTGGACGACGAACTTGTGCGGCGCCAGGTCGACCAGCTGGCCGCCCTCGCCGCGCAGCTTCAGCGTCTCGCCGTCGACGCGGTCGAAGCCGAACCAGCGCGGGTCGCGCCGCTTCAGCTCGGCCGGCCAGAACAGCTTGCCGGCGGTGTCCCACACGATCTCGGTGGCGGAGAAGCCCTTGCCGATGGCATCGAGCACGTCGAAGATCTCGTCTTCCAGCGTGTCGCGGTCCAGCCAGTCGCGGACCAGGCCGGCGTCGCGCAACGCCTCCGCGTCGTCGCCGGCGGCGTCGACCTGGATCTCCAGCTGGGCGACCGAGCGCCGGCGGGTGCCGAGCACGCCGAGATAGTGCAGGTCGCGCTCCTCGATGTCCTCGGCGAGTTCGAGGTAGGCCAGCGGGTCGCCCTCCTCGGCCTCGCGCAGCAGCCGCGCCATCCGCGCCGGCGTCACGCCGGCGGCCGGGTGGTCGCCGAAGATGGTTCGCACGCCGGTGGTGGTCGGGCCCGCGACCTCGCCCCTCAGCTCGGCCCGCTTCATCGGCCGCCCGTCCAGCCCCAGGATCGTCGAGTCCGCCATCACCAGCCCCCTCCAGCGAACCGCCCGCCGCCCCCAAGACCGCCCTGGCCACCCGGCGCCCGGTCGCCGCTATGGTCGGGCAGGTCGAATGAGCGCCGTGGCCCACCGGCGATCGACGGCGCCACCCGCGGCACGGGCTCATAGCCGTACGCCGTGGCTCCGCCGGCGCCGGCGGCGAGACCCAGGCAGGCGGCCCAGAACCGGTCGGCATGCCCCTCGGAGTCGCGATCGGCGATCAGCCGCGGGTGGCCCGTGGCGCCGACCTCCATCTTCACCTTGTGCAGGTCGGCGCGCAGTTTCGGGTCGCCGCAGGGGATGCGCACCCGCCGATCCTGGAACAGCTCCTTCGCCGCCGTCGCGACGGTCAGCGGCCTTGCGCCGTTGAACAGGACGCCCTCGACCCGCATCATGCCGTAGCGGCGCTGCGCGTCCTCGACCGGTTTCTCGCCCATGCCGGTCTGGTCCATCGCCAGCCGCGCCACCCGGTAACGCATCATCAGCTCGTCGAGGGCCGCGTCCTGCTCAGCGAAAGTTTTGCGCCGCAGCTCACGGATCTCGCGGGTCCAGAACACGTCGCCGACCAGCTCCCAGGCCCACGCCACCCACAGGTCGCGCCGGCGGCCGATGTCGTTGCCGATGAACACCTGGCCGCCCTCGTATAGCTCCGGGTTTCCGGCCAGCTCGTGCTCGACCGGCAGGATCAGGCCGTAGTCGAGCCAGGCCGACGCCTCGTCGAGCCACTGCAGCTCGTACTCCTGCGACCACGCGTCCTCGTCGGCGATGCCGGCCCGCAGCATGGTGATGTCGCGCGGCAACCCGTCGGCGACGGCCTGGTGGATGTCCACCACGTGGCGCGACCAGGCATCGTCGTCCGCCGTCATCAGCTCGTGGAACTTGTTGCCCTTGCCATTCGGCGTCGACACCACGCGAAGCTTGTGGCCGGCCGAGATCACCGGGAACAGCGCCTTCCAGATCGCCCGGCTGTCCTGGTGAAAGGCGAACTCGTCGAGAAAGACGTTGGCGGAGAAGCCGCGCGCGGTGTCCGCGTTGGCCGGCAGCGCCGTGATCCGGCTGCCGCCCGGCAGGGTCACCTCCAGCGCTTTGTAGGTCGTCTTGCTGTCGTCGGCGTGCCAGTCGTACTCCGATTCCTCGATCGCCAGTTGGTAGGCGGCGGCGTGCTTCTTCACGCCCTCGTCCATGGCCTCCTTGGCTTGGCGCTCGCCGCGCGACAGGATCACCCAGCGCTCGCGACGCCCTTGCGTCCAGGCCTCGTGGCAATCGTCGACGATCTCCAGCGTCGTGGTGAAGGTCTTACCGGTCTGCCGCGCGAACATGCCGATCTTGAATCGGGACCGGTCCAGCATCCAGCGCTGCTGGTACGGGTAGATGGTCAGCGCCGAGCCGCCCAGCGCGCCGGCCGGCACCATCAGTCAAAGATCCCGTAGACGTCCTGGCGGATGCGCTCCAGCACGGCCGCGCGCGCCGCCGGTGTGTCGGCCTTCGCGAACTCCATCTCGCCCGCGTCGAGCCGGTCGGCGACCTTGCCGCGCAGCTCCTCGCGCAACTTCAGCTCCCGCGCCGTCCGGATGGAATCCGACCGCTCCAGGTGATCGAGCGTCTTCGCCAGCTGCATGAGATCCTTCGAGTCCAGGTCGGCCTCGTCGGTCAGCGCGCGCGACCCGAGCCGAAAGGCCAGCGTCTCGACGATTTCCTTGACCAGGCGCCCGGTCTTGCTGTCCGGCTCGCTGCCCAGCTCGCGGACGAACACCTCGGCCGTCTCGCGCGCCTCGCGCAACTTGCGGCCCTGTTCCTCGAAATTGACCTGGTAGCGGTGCAGGGCGGAGCGGCTGACGTCGCCGCCCATCGCTCGCACCTCGCCGACCATTTCGTCGAGCGTCAGGTGGCCGTCGGCGAGCAGCCGGTGCAACTCGGCGCGGACGCCCGCCGGCAGCTTCAGGACCGATGATTTCAGGGCCATGAGGGTGCGGCCCCGCTCAGGTGCGGCCGGGGGCCGGACGCTTCACGCCGGGGTGCTTCACCGCGCCGGTCGCGACGTCGCCGCCACGGTTGGTCAGCGTCGCCACGAGCACCGCCGGCCCGGCCTCCTGTGCGGTGACCAGGCCCTGCTCCTGCATCCACTGCAGATGGCCCAGCACCTGGTCGCGCGTGATCGTGTGGCCGAAGTTGCGCAGCGCGTCCTGGACGGTCGAGGCGTTGGCCCGATAGCTCGGCGCCTCGTGCAGGAACCGCAGGATCGCCAGCCGCTGGTCCTCGCCGATGTAGTCCTCGTAGCCGCTCACGTCTTTTGCTCCAGCAGGTACTGGTGGATGCGGGTCACGGTCCCGTCCACGGTGTCGATCTGCTTGCTCTGCCCCTGCAGCTGCGCCTGCACGCCGGTCATGGTCGCGCCAAGCCCCGCCAGCGAGGCCTTAATCCCGTCGAGGTCCCGGTGCGTGGGCAGATCGGCGAGGCGGGACTCGACCAGGTTCAGGCGGCCCGCGTTCTTTTCCGCCAGGCTCTTCGCGCGCTCCACGGCCATCTTGCGTTCCTCGTGCTCCGCCTGGATCGCGGCCGACAGTGCCTCGCGCGTGACGAAGCGCTGCTTGATCGACCATCCGACCCAGCCGACGAAGCCGCCGACCACGGTCGTCCACACGGCCGCGATCGCCAGCCACCAGTCCTGCAGCCACCCCGGCATGCGCCTACTCGCCGGCGCCGGCGCTCGCCGCCGCGCCCGCCTCCGCCGCCGGCCGGCGCGCCAGGTAATCGTCGACGGTGTCACCGGGGCGGAAGGCGCAGTCGGCCTCCGCGAAGACGCCCGTCGCGGCATAGACCTCGGCCCGCTGCTGGTCGCGGACCACCGCACCGGCGGCTCCCGTCGCGCAGGCCTCGGTTCGGTAGACCTTGAGCCCGACGTCGACGGTCTGCTCACGCACCTCGGCGACGGTGCCGCAGCCCGCGAGCGTGGCAAGAGCCGTGACTGCGGCAAGGGTACGAAGGAATCTCATCGGGCAGTCCTCCTTGTCGGGTGGGGGTCAGGCGCCGGCCGCCGGTGCGCGGTCGGACTCCGGCTCGCGCCGCGGGTCGATCGGCTCCGGCTTCGGCTCGGGGAACACGTCGCCATAGCGCAGCAGCAGGCGGTCGCGGACGCCTTCCGGCGTGATGTCGAACGTCTTCAGGCTCTTGGCGTAGGTGTCGAGCATGAACCGAATGCCATGGCGCAGCGTCGCGTTGCGGATCTCGACCTCGCTCATGTCTTTCAGCCCGACCACGATCTGCGCCCGGCCGAACGACAGCGCCTTGTAGAGACCGTCGTCGATCAGCGCCCGCCGCTTGTCGTCGAGGTTGACGCCCAGCCAGGCCAGCAGCCGCCGCGCCAGCAGACCCGCGACCCCGAGCGCCACGACGAAGACGATCTCCAGCACCGGCTCGATGTAGGGCCACAGGTCGACGACGGCGTTCGAAGCGTCCACCGCGGCCTGAGCGGCCGCCTCGCCGGACGATGCCCAGATGATCAGCACCATCAGCGCCAGCGCGCCCAGCGTGACGGCCAGCATGTACCGGGGCGAAGCCGCCGCGCGGCGGGTTCGGAAGTCGGTCACAGCGTGTCTCCCCCTCGCCGCGCAGGCGGCGGATCGGTTGCATCGATAAGGCCGAGTGCGGCCAGCGCCTCGTCGGAGAGGGCGGCCGGCGACATGTGCTTGTGCTGCTTCAGCGCGTGGAACAGCGCGCCCCAGGTCAGCGGCCCGAGCACGCCGTCGACCGCGAGCCGCGGCAGCGCGCCAAGCGTGTTCAGCCGGTTCTGCAGATCGCGGTTGCTGATGGCGCACGTGGGCTCTGACTCCGGGCCGGGCGCCCCGCCAGCCGCACTCACGGCGTCCGGCGCCGGCCATTGGCCGAAGTCGGCAACCCGCGCCTCGTTGCCGTCGTAGTGGAAGCCGAGCGGCGAAGTGGCCTGCGGAAGCTGGCGCAGATCGTATTGCCCCGCCGCGAGTGCCGCCTTGGTCCCCCGCCAGGCCGAGGCGTTCGGCAGCCAGCGGAGATCGGCTTGCGCGCGGAATTGCACCGAGCCGGAGCCGTAGCAGCCCAGCCGGAAGTGGCCGTTCAGCACGGCCCGCGCGGCGTAGAAATGCTCTGCGATGGACCGCAGATCGGTCACTCTGACGAAGTCGTGGTCGACGGCGAAGTAGATCGCGCTGCCCTCGGGCTGCCCGACCTCTTGGGCCAGCTCCAGCGCGCGCGTCGCGTCGCGCCGGCCGCTGGCGGCATCCAGGTCGGCGATGCTCCCGCCGGCGCCGCCCCGCTGCTGGAACACGACGGCGACCGACAGGCCGGCCGCGTGCAGGGCGTCCGCCTCGGCGCGGGTCAGGCACTTCGACGGCAGCGCGCTGCTGTTGCGATGGTTGTAGTAGCGGATGACGGTGTGCACGCCGGCGTCGGCCAGCTTGCGCGCGTGCGGCCCTACGTTGCCCGCCACGTCGACGATCTGGTCCATGCTGCCCTCCGGCGTCCGCTGTGACGGATGGGCCGGCGCGCCTGTGGTGCAGGGTGATGGAGTGTGGGTGATTGCTCACCAGGCGGCCGGCCCAGACGCGGACCCTACGCGCGGGCGGTGCGCTCTTTGAGCCTGCGAAATCTCAGGGGGAGTCGAGCAGATCGGGGAGCCGCAACTGGCGCGGGTCGACGCGGCAGGGGCGCCGCTTGTGGAAGGCCCTGCCGCAGCTCGGGCACTGCCTCGGGTCGGCAGTCTGGTCGCCGGCGTCCGGCGCGCCGCGCTCGACACCCTGCAGCAGGTCGCGGGTGTAGCGCTCGGTCAGCCGCAGGTGCCGTGCGATCTGCGGCACCGACCAGCCCCGGCTCTCCGCCAGCTGGCGGGCGTCCAGGCGGTTGATCAGCCCGCGCGCCCGCGGCCAGGCCACCTGCGCCCCGCCGAAGTGCTGACCGATCACCGCCGCCGCCTTGGCGCCGACGACATTGGCCAGCGCGCTCGCGGCGCGCGGGTGCTTGCCGACATACATAGTCCGCCCGCCCAGCCGGCGCGCGATGGCCAACGCCGCGTCGACGCCGGCGATCTCCGCCACTTCCTCCAGGATGGGCGGCAGCCGGTTCATGGTCTGGGCAGTGGTCTCTGTCCGGTCCGGCATAGACGGCATGTGCCGGGCACAGGTGCTTGTCGCAGGTGCGCCCTTCGCCAATCGGCCAGTCGCACTGTCGGGTTGGAACGACAGAAGGCGCAGCGCCGCGGTCGCCTGCGTCGACCACAGATGATCGCCGAGCCACCGCCCGGAAGTCGCACGGCCTCACAGACCATCGGCCGCCGCCTTCGCCCGCCGCACCGCGGCGCCGAGATCCTCGATCGCGCGGTCCAGCTCGGTCGCCGTCATGTCGCTGGTGGCGCACGGCGCGTCGGCGACCAGCGCGGCGCCGGCGGCCTCCGGCAGCTTGGCCAGCAGCGCGTGAACCAGCAGCAGCTTGGCCCGCCAGCCCTCGGTCACCCGCTCCATGCCGGCGAGGACTCGCTTGTCGTTGATGCGCGTCAGCGTCGGCGAGCCGCCGAGCCGGAACCCCTCGCGAGCGCACCAGGCCTTCAGCGCGTCGATGACCTTGGTCGCTTGCTCCGGCCCCAGCCAGGCCAGCGCCTCGCCGCAGCCCTGCCGCTTGCAGAAGGCGCTCAGCGCCCGCTCGGACGGCTCTGAGACGGCCCCGAGCGCGTGCAGCGAGCGCCACAACGCCATCGCCTTCCACACCCAGGGCTTGGTTGATGACGCGGGCCTACGCGGCCCCGGCTTGGCCTTGGCGGCCAACGCCTTGCGCGGCGCGCCGTTGGCGTGCAGCGCGTCGATCACCTGGCCCAGCTCGCGCCCGTCCATCTCGCGCAGCGACCGCTTGCCGGTCGCCTTCTCCAGGAACGCCCGCCACGCGTCGTCCTCGGCCAGGCCGGCGACGTGGCGCCGGCACGCATGCACCGCCTTCATCGCGTTCCCGCCCTGCCGGGCGGAGCCTTGGCGAAGACTGGTCATGCCTGCTGCCCCGTCCGGCGCGCCCGCATCAGCGCGCGCGCCGCCGCCCGCAGCTTCCGGTACCGCGCCGCCGCGCTGCCCCAGCGCCCCTCCCGGTCCCGCACGTAATCGACGGCCGCCGACACCACCTCGGCCTCGGCGGCACGCCGCGCGCCCAGCCCGACCAGGTCGCCGATCGCCGCGGCCTTGCGGATGATCACTGCCCGCCTCCGTTCGCCAGCAGATCGATGAACCACTCGCTGTCGGTGACCTTGCGCAGGTCGATCGCAATAGGGTTCTCGATGACCCAGCGACGGAAGTCGCGAACGTGAATCCACCATTGGTCGCCGCCCTGGGAAGCGACCCGCTCGGTGCCTCGGCGCCGGGCCTTCAGCCCTCGGCGCTCGATCCAACTGGAGACAGTCGAGCCATCAACGCCCATCACGTCCGCCAGGGCGCGCGCGGTGAAATGGTCGACGTCGGTGCGGTCGACGCCAAGCCGCTTCAACTTGTTGATCACCGCAACCGTCGAGCGCGCATAGCCCTTCGTCCGGAAGATCCGGGCGATGGCGTCGGGCTGTTTCGCGCCGTGCTTATGCAGCAGCTCGACCTCGGCGTCGGACCACTCCGGCTCCTTGACCCGGCCATGGGACAGACCCAGCGCCGCCGCCCGCTTGACGACCCACCATTTCGGCCGGCCCACAAGTTGCGCCAGCCGGCCGGTGAACCCGCGCGTCGGCTTCGCCTGGTAGGCGCGCCGGATGACGTCGTCGATGGCGTCGCTTGCGGTCCAGCGCTTGCGGCGGCCCGGCGCCTGTCGCGGCGCCTTCAGCCTCAGATCTCTGGCCTTCCCGTGAATGGCGCTGCCGGTGCGCCGCGGCAGATGCGGGCGGCACGCCTCGACGCCGCCGGCCGGATAATGCTCTTTCAGAACCTTGACCTCTCGCGTCGACCAGAAGTAGCGAGTGCCGGCCTGGGCGAGCGCGAAGAGCGCGCGCTCAGTGTGGGCTGCCACTTCGCCCGGCGGACAACGCGTCGCGACGTCGCTCATCCCCACACCCGCTCGATCACGTTGACGAACAGCCCGTAGGCGATGACGCCGGCGAGAACCCCGACGAACAGCCCGTCGCGGAACCGCGGCGAGTGCCAGGCGCGCCTGCGGCGGCGCAGGTAGACCGGCCGGGCCTGCCCGGCGTAGCCCTGGCGAAGCCGGATCATGGCCGCGCCTCGTTGGCGGTGAGGGCGGCGTTGGCGATGGCCTGTGCCAGCAGGCCGTGCCCGATCAGGCATCCGATCACGTCGCCGCGCCGGGCCTCGGTCAGCGCGGCGATGTCCGCGATGCGGAAGCCCGCCACGACGGCCTCCTGGATCGTCTCGACCTGGGCGATCGACAGCCGGTTCCGGATCAGCCCTGGCGTGCGCGGGCCGACGACGTCCAGCACGTAAGGCCAGCTACGCCGCGCCCGCATGCCCACCTCCCCCTCGCAGCACGGAGCCCTGGACTCGTGCCACCAGCACTGCGAACCCGTCCGCGACCTCCTGGCCGCGCTCGGTGAACCGCGCCCGCTCGGCCAGCCGGAACATCCGGTTGCCGGACCAGGGCGCCAGCGTCACGACCTCGTCGTCGCGCCGGTCGTAGATCGCGGCGACGCGTGTGCCGTGGATCTCGACCAGCCACTGCTCGTGGCCGCGCCCGTCCTCGGTCAGCAGCAGCTCACCGGCGCGGTCCCGGCAGAGCGTCGCCAGCGCCGCCAGGTCGTCCCAGCCCAGCTCCAGGCCGTAGCGTTGCCGCGCCCGCTTGATCACGTGCTGGTCGGCGGCGTTCATGACCCGCCTCGCGAAGCCTCGGCGGCGGGAGCCAGCATCCCGTCCTGCTGCAGCTGCCCGATGCGCTCCCCGATCTCGTCGAGCACGGCGTGCTGCTTGGCGGAGAACAGCGTGCCGGTGCCGAACCGGTCGATCCGGTTGACGTTCGAGGTGGTGAAGTCGACCTGGAATGCGGTGAACTCGGCCGGGTGGTCGATCACCGTCCCCAGCAGCCGCTCGATGCGGGCGAGCCCTTGGTTGGTCATGACTCGATCCCCGCGATCGCCGGCGTCGGCTCCCAGGTGTCGCCGGCCGCGATCAGGCAGGTCGTCTCGCCGGGTACGGTCAGCAGCAGGGTCCAGGTCTCTCCGTTCTCGGAGACGAACAGCTCCAGCGCTGCGCCCGCGGTCGTCACCCCGACCGCGGCCCGTTCTTCGCCATATCGTTGGGCCAGTACGGCGACGATTCCGTCGTGGTCGCCGCACAGCATCTGGGCTCGAACAGTGACCGGCTGGATCGCCAGCAGCAGGCCAAGCAAGACGCGTCGGAACAGCATCGCCGCCTCCCCGCAAGCCTGCGCCAGGTCGATGGTCACCGCCTGCCAGCCGTCCTGCGGCGTCTCGCGGCGGTAGAATCGGATGTACGTCTTGGAGCCGAT